TCCTTTATTTCCGCTTCAAGGCTTTCCAATTTGTTTGTACCCTATTATAGCATAAGCTTTATTAAGACATGTTGAAAATCGTTGTGTTTGTGTTTTGTCGATTTTACCGAGTGGCCAAGAAATAATGATAAAAACAATAACCGTTAAAATGCGGTATTTTAGCTAAAATTTTTGCCGTATTTTTGCCGCCCAAAGAAAAAGAGCAGGGATTTCTCCCCGCCCTGTCTTTTAATTTGCTTTACAGAACCATATCCGAAATGCCAGCATTGCTCTATGTATACTTTGCACGTTATGAATTTTCCATCCTAAATATATTTTCCATCGGTAATTCGTGTTCAGTATTCGCATGGAATTATATATTTTCCAGTATTTTAAATCCCGCGTAACAAATATATTTCTTTCGGATTCTCCCATTTTGTAATCGTCAATGACTACTACATTATCCGGATTGATTGTTACTCCAAACCAGTCAATTGCAAAACCATATGCACAGTTTCTCGATAACCAAAAGACACGACAGCAATACCGCTTCAATTTATCGATTAACGGCAGCGACGCAATGTTAATTGATCTTTTCATAACCCGTCCATAGTTCGGATCATATCGTTTCTCCGCCCAGTAGTATTTATAGAAATCATACCGCATCCAGTCTGGTACATATTTTGTCACGCAGTCTTCGCTATCGCATGAATCATCAAATGTTTGCCATTTTCGCAAAAATCCATGCAGTTCCCCGTTTTTGTCGGCAAACAATACTACAATAGGATTTGTGATATAACAAATTATCATAATGAGTAATTGTAATGGTGCATATAAAAACCATCTCATATAATCCTCCTTAAAAAGAAAAGAACCCTGATGTAATTTCTGCATCAAGGCTCTTTCCGGTCCGCTTTGTGCAATACTCCACGGCTCAACTAATTATATTATACAATAAAAACAGTTTTGCAGATAGTGATAAAACTAATTCTTTGCAACAAGGAATCCTGCTATAAATGCCAACGGTGTTCCTATTGCCCATGCGTCACGTTGTCTTTTTGCCAGTCTCAATTTGTGCTTCAACTCGTCGATTTCTTTCTTCAACAATTCTAATTCTTTCTTGCACTCTGCGATTTCTTTCTTCGCTTCTGTCAATGAGATCTTCGCACTGTTTAAGGACAGCTTGATTCTGCCCAATTCCATTTCTAAGCTGTTGCATTTCTTGAGTAACCTCTCGGCTTGTTCCCGTTGCTCGTTCGAGTTCAGCGTCAACATGCTCAAGTTCTGTTTCAGCATCGCTAATTCTGTCATCTGCTCTGTCCAGTCCGTTTTGAAGTCGTTCCATTCTTGGACTGTCATTGTGATGTATTCCGTAGTCTCCTCGGCTTGCAATAAAAACGATGGAGAAAATAACAAGAATGCACAAAATAATACTTTTGTAATGTATTTTGACAAAATTGTACACATTATCAGTCCTCCACATTTTTTACACAAACATTTTCCCACTTTTTATATGCATCAAGATATGTTTCTTTTTTGTCACCATTGTATGTGACTTCGTAGTACATTCCATCGGATATTGTCGTGCTTATCAACGCTTTCCAGTTCTGCAATGTTTTACTAAACCATACGATAAAAACTTCACTTTCTTTCAGTTTTTTATTGTCCGTTTTTTCTACATGTTCATTGTAATAATCAATAACAATCTGTTTTGCTTTTTCCTGATAGTTCATTTTTATACCTCCATCACAACATCTGCATCAAACAGTTTCCCTTCAATGTTTTCGGATTCCGTATACTGCCAGATATGGGCACCCAGATAATCGCATTTTGAATCAAACTGCGCACACCATATTGCACATCCGCCCAGCTGATCAACATCCAGAATATTCACCAGCCAGTCATAACAAGAATATAATCCCACATATTCATAACCTGCATCCCACAAGCGATTAATGAAGACGTTGCAGATATTTGTCAGTTCCTGATTATCCGGCATGCCATGACGTTCTTTGTAACCATCCCCATCTTCCATGTCGAACCATACGCCCATCGGTAATTTATCTGTGGTCAATCCGCACTCTTCAAGCGTCTGAATAACAAAATCCGCTTCGATACCTGCCACATCGTCAGATAACGCATAAGAATAATGGTAAATGCCGATTTTCAGTCCTGCTTTTAAAGCGCCATTCACATTGTCGTAAAATTGGCTATCTAAGTGTCCTTTACCATAGCCGATGCGGATGATGGCAAACTCAAAGCCTGCCGCTTTTACAGCACCCCAGTCTACTACTCCATTATTTTCCGATACGTCTATCCCCTTCATTGTTTGCCGCTCCTTTCTCTGCTGCATCGGAATCACCGTTCCGATTTTTGTTGACAGAAAATACTGATATAAAAGTAACAGCCCCGACTACTGCTGGAGCTGCATACTCTTTGAAAAATGTAATCAACTGTGCCGTATTAGCTGTGCCTGTTCGGTAAAAATCATGAAGCCACGAAAAGAGAACCATGAAAAACAGAATCAGAAGTCCGGCCCCATAAAGATATACCACTTTCAAAGACGTGTTCGCACGCCTTGAAATACGCGGTACATACCGCGTCCACAGTTTTTTGATTTTCTCAAACATTACATCACCTTTCCTATTAATGCAATTACTACGGAAATGATGGTGGAAATCAAACCAGCTACTTTATAGATATTATCGATCCTATGGTGTGCCGATTTAGCGCTTTGTTCCGCTCTTTCATGCGCTACTTGCAGTCGTTGTATTTCAGGAAGCATTTCAACAAGCATGTCTAATTTTGTCTCAATTCTGACGATTCGCTCTAATGCTTCCGGATTTATATCCCCCATACTCAACGAATATTCTCCTTTCTTAAGGCTCTTCTTGCAATTCTGACCTGTGACATTTGTATTTCATCCAGCCTCTTTCGTTTAGCTTCACTGGATAAATTACTTTTCATGACTGCTTTCTTTGCCAGGTTAATATTCTGAAAAGCTTTCACAGCATTCTTCATCTGTTCAAATTCCCGCGGATCGAATCCATCCATACGTTTATGCAGTTCCCGCCCCGCATTGAACAGTTTCAGTTGCCTGTCATAGGCATCATAAACTTCCTGTACGCTTTCACTGCTTGCGTATGGCGTGGCGGTAAATCCACGAATCCCCGGCTGTTCAGAAAATCGTTTTGCCGGACGCGTTTCATCCAGTCCTGCCACTCCGTCTGTAAGGGTCAATCCCAGTCCGGCAAGACTGCCGCCATATCCGCGGATGGTATTATCTACTTTGCGGGGAGAAATACCGAACGTTTCCCCTATTTCTCGGCCAACTGCTGATGTGTAAGGGCCATACTGTAATTCAGGAATTGTATTCTGCTGGCTTTGCGGTACGATATCGCGCCCCATAAAGATTGAATGATTGGTCATCGCTTCAATAGCCGGCACTAATGCAGTCGGCAGGACGGATGGAGCCATAGAATCAAGTACAGAGCCGGCAAGGCCTTTGAATCCCACTCCCTTTTGTTTCCTTTTTTTGTCATAATCCCACTGCAGCATACGTTCCGGAACGGTACCGAAAAGAATTCCCAGTTCAAAGGGTTTGGGGATTTTAATCAGCGTGTCTTTCGTCGGAATAATCCAGAAAATATCTTTCTGCCACTGCGGCAGTTCCTGATACCGGGGATCGTCCTTGTTGAGTTCCCAAAGCAATACTGACGGCAAGGTAATCCACATAGCCGTTTTTACTGTCATATCCATCGGATTCGCTTTCCATTCACGAAACATCTTATCCGTTCCCTGAATAGCCGCATTGAAAAAGGCAATCGTCTTATTCAGTGATTTTGTGTGAGAACCTATTCGTGAAAAGTCCAGCGTCACATCACGACTTTCAAGCGCCGCTTCCTGAATACTGCCCGGATTTCGCTTTCTGCTGAACAGCCGATTCCAGATACCTGTATACCCTTTCCGGACATTATGAAATTCTGCCAAGCGTGTAGCCATTTCCGTGGCTTCGGATAATCCACGTAAAACTTCAATCGGATTGGTAGTAATCATCTTCTTGACGCTTGGCCGCTGCAAGAGCTCTCTCATTTGTCCGGAAAGGTAATTCCTATCCAGAGAAACAAGATTAGCCTGTGCCGCACCCGACCGCATGTATTCCCAATACGTATTGCCCTTTTGCAGATACAGCCCCAATCCTTTAAGAGTGTCTACAACGGGGATAAATCCATGTTTAGAGTAGATCGTAGCGGAAATCATGTCGCGTACTGGGTTACGCAGAATAAATTCCGGCCCCAACGTCGCCCCGGCACGAAGCCATTTTGCCGGATAAGAAAGAAGCTTCGTAAACATGTTTGCACCTTCCGGATTCAACATTTTAAATGCCTGATACAATTCCGGTGTCGTGTTATAAACGACTTTCTTTCCGTTTCTCCACACACTGAAACTATGATCCGTCACCTTTGCCGCACCGGACACTTTTTCAATCAATGCTCCCATGCCATCAACATTGGCCAGTTTCACGATAGATTGTCCGACTTTATTCCGTTCGATGGCACTCATTATTGAGAAAGTATTCCGAATTATTCCTTCCAGTGGGTCTACTACATCTAAAGTGCTGCCGCGCATTTTCTTTGTGACAGCCCCCACATTAGCAAATCCTTTTCCTGTTCCATTCCTTTGTGCTTCTGCAGCTTCATAAAATTCACGGAAGAACGGTACATAATGAGGATATTTATTCTTCATGGCCATTGCAGCCTTTACCGATAACATACCGGCATCTACAGCATTTGCAAGCAGGAAATCATTATATCTGTGGATTTCCGTAGCGGCTTTTGCGAAAACAGGATTCTTCTCATAATGCTTGATGACGTCAAAACATTCTGATTTTGTAAATCTCGTAATCAGTGGTGTTTCATCTCGCGGTAAGAATGTATTCCAGTGGTTCATATCCAATTCGCGTAATGCGGTCAGATATGTAGAAAAATCTTTCAGCTGATTATCCGGGATTTTTCGGATAATCTCTTTAAAAGCGGGGATTCTATGCTTAGGCGAACCATTCTGCAGAAGGGCTTCTGCTTTACCTGCCCAACCGCGCGCAAGCCACGCCTGTTTGAATGCGTTTTCTTCTATCCTTAACTTTCTTCCCGTGCGTTTTTCTACTTCATCGATAAGTTCTTTTAACGGATGAAGCTCATCAACCATTGTAGTATACGGCTCATGATAAACTTTCCGTGCGACTTCCTTAGAATCCTTAAAGAATTTCAACGTTTTCCGCAGTAGATTTTCTTTACCGCCAAAAGAAACAGAACCTTTCATCCGTTCCCACACAGGCTGCGCATACCATTGATGGCCGACATAAGACAATTTGTCTACTGCAGCATGCAGGTCTTTATCACCTTCCAATATTTGTTTAAATTCCTTATAAAACAGTGGGAAATCAGAGGCTGCTGTTTTACGGCGCGTAACATAGTCATGGAAAAATTCAGCAATCCCTTCCTTTCGGATGGTTTTTATGCCACCTTTGTTATAGGCATTTCCGAAACGTTTATGGATAACATTAGAAAATTCCGTATCAAAACCGGGACGATTGCTGAATTTAAACCTTGCATCCACATAGTGTCCAAGTTCATGCATAACAGTTCGGGGATCCCCGAATGTTCTTGTTCGTATAATATCCGTTTTAGGGTTATACCAGCCGTTGGTGCCTTTCTTACCGACACGCCCCTTCTTGATCGTAGCCCCGAAAATGCTATTTACATCATCAAGAATCTGCTTGCGTGAAATCGTCTCTCCCTGCCATGTGGTCAAGTCATTACCGGCCGCCTCCTCAAGCGGTCTTGCCATAAATGATCGTTCATCACCCGGCAATTTTACTTTTCCTACTTCTTCTGCTATAATAGAGTTGCCAGATGGGTGGAGCTGGGTATCCGGCGTTGAACCCCTATCACTGGAGGGTTGCAGAGGATACCCTGACTGACGACCTCGAATATTTTCGCCGACGTAAATTAATTCGTCGGCGTTTTTTATATCCCTTGAAAGCTGATTAATAGCATTGTTTCGATGTCTGGGCTTATCCATAGCCGTACTTGAAGAGATAATTTTCCCTTTATCGGTTTTATCCATGCTGACCGCTATTTGATGTAACAAATTATCTTTTCCGCGCCATAGATTCACATAGAGTTTTCTTCCGTTCTTTTGCTTAAGAATAAAATCCGGATTTTGAACAGTATCTTTTATCAACCCAGTTGCAAATGCACGGCTATCAGAAATAGACATATTTTCGCCATGTCCGGAAGTGAAAGCTTTAACTGCGTCATCTACTGCATTTTTGTTTTCTTTGTCAAAAATAACTCTTACTTTTTCTCCCATCGGATCGTCTATTCCGTCAGCAAGTTTAAGCGTTTCCTGACGTGCATATTCAAATTTCTGTTTTTCCGGTAAATCTTTGAATGCGCTATATTCCGTTTCGTCATATGTACGGAATACTTCCTTAGGAATAGTTCCATTTTTGATATGATCGGATAATTCTTCTGGAGTAATATCTTTCACCGGATCCTTCATGAAATTTAAATTTGCTTCTTCCGGCGCGGCTTGTTTCATATCTTCCGTAAAATCATTGAGCCCGTTCTGCATGGGACGCTGCATCGGACGGACACTGCGGCCATCATAGACTTCTCTGGCCACCTGCTGGCGGTATGCGTCATTGGCCACTGCCGGATCCGGACGTTCATACTGTTCGCGGACAATATGCGCCGCTTCTTCCGGAGTGATATTCGGATTTTTGCGGAGTGCTTCAAAAGCTGCCCGTTCTGTAGTATTCATCTCTTCGGAGATAAAATCTACCTGTGTACGCCAATCTTTGGGATCCAGTCCGTGTTCCCGGGCAAATTGCTCTAAATGTGCCTTTCTATCGCCCGTCCACTGCACCAGCCCGCGGGAATTATATCCATCTTTTGAAAGCGCTTCTGTATCAAACATGGATTCTTGCGCAATGTTTCCGGTAATCCCCGCCGCTTCGGAATCAGTAAATCCGTTCTGGCGGAGACGGTTGTAAACATCTGTTTTTATATCTCCTGTCTCGCCGTATTCGGGCGGCAGGTTTGTTTCTTTAAGTGACTGCGTGCCCATCTCTGTATCACGGGCTAAATCGTCAAAACCTGTCTCCCCGCCACGTTTAAAAGAATCAAAAAAGCGACCTTTCGCATTGGCAAGGCCGCTCTTTACCGGATCAATAACATGTTCATTAAACGGTTCCGTCACATGCTCGCGGATAGGCTCGCTGATACTTTTCGGCGTTGCTTTTTTTATGCCTTTTGCCGCTCCGTGAATGACCGCGCCCGGTAAGAACACTTTAGCCCACAATTCGGTCGGATTATCCACAAGACTTTGTGCATATGCTCCCGGATGTGTAACCGCTTCTTTAACCGGATTAATAACAGGATCTAAAAGTGCCTCTTTTGCCGTGCTAATAACAGGCGTACCGTCATCATTGGCGATGTTCTGATCATAAGTCTGCATCGTAGAATCAAGCAATGTAGGGGTTGCCAATGCTGCACCTGCCATACGGACAATGCCGGGCATACCGGGCGTAATGGCGGTGTACCCGGCAGGTTTGCCTACCAGCTCATTGTAGACATTCATTTTTGCCCGGTTGTAATTTTCGCCCTCAAAGCCTTGCGTTGGGTCTTCCATGTTGATGGATTCTCCATTGTTGTAGGCTTCTAAAGCACGCTCTCCGGCAGCCGTAATTTCATTGCCATAATTTTCTATGGCTTTGCTGGCATTAGCCGCGTAATCAGAAAGAGTATTCCATACATTGGCTTTCGTCTTCTCCCACTGCGCTTTGCGCGCTGCACGCCCTTCTTCATAAGCGTCATCGATGCTGTTCAAAAAGCCTTTGGCCTTATCAAGCAAAGACGAATCCTGCGGCGGCTGATTCTTGAATTCATCAAAATATCTTTCACCGCCAGTATTACCGTTTGCACGCTGAAATTCATCAAAATAACCCATATTTTACCTCTTTACGGTACCCATGCTGCATAGAAACCGAGTCCTTCGTTTCGTAATGCCTGTTGTACTTCCTCTTTGGACATATGCTGCCGCATTTCCATGATCTTATTGCTAAGCCCCTGCTCATCATTTACAAGCTGTTTCTGCCCGCCTGTTACATCTCCCGGCTGTCCGGGCTGCTGCAAGCCTAAAACCTGTTGCAGCTGTGCATAATAAGGAGATTTTGCGGGATCGAAATCATCATCATACATATGTTGCTTCTCGTACATCTGCTGCAAGTGACTTAGCTGTGAAACAATTTGTGAATTGTATCCGCTTGTTCCCGGACCCTGTACTTCTCTTGCTGTGCCAGGAACAACCTGCCCGCTTCTTATGTCGAACAATCCGCCGCCGGTATTCACATAAAAACGCCGGGGATCTTGCGGCGGTGCATAATTCCCCATCTGCTGGACAGCTCCTGTATCGCCATTGATTCCTACAAGCTGGCCATTTGGCATTGTCTTATAAGAAATATTCGGCTTATCCAACGCGTTGATGTTATTCAGCATATTCATATCAATCTGTGGAAGCCCCAGCTGCTGAGCACGGTAATTATAAGCGGCAATCCGCGGCGCCATCGCCTTAAGTTTCTTTGGATCATAACCGCTGACTGCCGCATTCCCGTCTTTATCCGTGGTATAGACAAGCTGATTCAAGATATCCTGCCGTGCCGGCTCAAGCACACTATCTCGATAGGCACTAAGCTGTTTACCATATTCTTCTGCTGTGTCATTTTCAAGCATTTCCTTTGCCATGCGCGCCGCTTCCTGCTGACCGTAGCCGCTTTTAATAAAGCTGACATACGCCGCTCCGGCTTTATTCCGAAGCGACTGCTTGATCTGATTCCTGTCAGGCGCACTTGGCTGCGTTTGTGTTTGCGGCTGTGTCTGCTGCATATTCAACTGATAATGGGGAGCTGCCTGTTCTAATGCGTCCTGCTCCGCCGGAACCGAAGACTGCAAAGGCTGTGTGCCGGTAGTGTTAATCTTGAAATGAGGCATTGCTTTTTCAAGACCGTCCTGTGCAAAAAGGCCACTGCCCATCTGCGGGGTCTGCGGCTGTGTCAATTGAGACAAAAGCCCCGGGGACTGTTCCTCTTGATAGCCCCCGAATACTCTTGTTGCATAATCTTTAGCATTGCGGGTATCCTGTATCTTCTGCAGACGGTTTGCCGCCCACAGTCCCGCCAGATTCCCAATCTGATCCCATGGTGATTTATCCTGTACATAGATAACACTCATGATTATTTACCCGCTTTCTTAGCAACCGTCTTTCTTCTTGTTGCCGGCTTCTTAGCTGCCGGCTTTTCCTCTGTTTCATCCGTTGTTTCTTCTCTGGATGTTTCCATTTCATGCATAGGTTCTTCTGCAGAATCTTCTGTTTTCTGTTCTGCAGGAACAACGTCAACCGCTTCTGCAGGAATAATGTCTCCATCCGGGTCATTACCCGCTTTGTCAGCTTCTGTCAAGCCTTCCGCCAAGATACCGTTTGCATAGAACATATTGTCACCGGTCAATTCCAGTTCATAAACCTTTTCTTTTCGACCGGTTTCTACAATTGATGTAATCGGTTCAAATCCGTTTACTGTCATGACACTCTCACCTTCGGAAAGTTCGGTTAAAGATTTCTTTCCGTCAGGCGTCATAAATACTTCTGTCTGCGTAGTTTCTACTGTGCAGGATGGCGTATGAAGCTCATAAATATCTGCCTCACCCATGTCATGAAGTTCTGTAACTTCATTCACCGTGTCAAGAGAAATAACCTGATCACCAAATGCCATCTGTTCAATGGCAACTGCACCTTCCGGTGTTGAAATTTCTGTTCCTGCTGTAAAACATGCAAAATAACTTCCTAATCCGCTCATAAGACCTCCAAAGAATCCGTCGCTCCCTTGACGTACAACCGTCTGTGCAGGAGAAGCTACTGAATACCGCTGTTGTGATAACTGGGATAATAAACCTTGCGTTGGTGCGTTCTGGCCTGTCGCCATCGCTAAATATTTCATCGGCGTGTTGGTCGCCGCTTCCTGCGCCGTTGCCGCTGTTTTAATCGGATCCGTTGCCATCTGCTGCGACTGGTTCGCCAGCTGTGACAGCGTTGAAATCCCCTGCTGCCGGTTGTTAAAATTCGTATTTGCCAAATCAGCCTGCTGCCCGTAGCCGGAAAGTTGGTTCCTGAACATATCACCCAATAGCCCCGCCTTACCGTTAATGCCCGCCAATTGACTGTTATAAGCCTGTCCGGTAAGCCCGGCCGCTGTCTGCATATCGTTTCCGTACTGTGCGGCCAGCGTATTGGACGCATTTCGGGAAATATCATTGAATGCGCTGTCCGCCTGTGAAGAATTGATAATTCCCCGGCTGGCCAGTCCGGACAATGTATTTCCGACCGTATTCGTTAAATCAGCTTGTAAGGCTTTCTGCCGATTCTCCGCATAAGAAGATGGCAGCACACCGTTTAATAATCCTTGCATAGCAGTATTATCGTTCTGCATGGTCGTATTATATTCAGACGCCAGTTCTTTATTCCCTTGTGTCATAGACTGAATAGCATTCCCCAGCAAACCAGAGAAACGATTGTTAGCCGCTGCATTGGCGTCTGTATTTGCATTTACCTGTGGAATCAGTCCTTGTACCAGCTGATTATTGGCCGCCGTCTGATTTTGCGCCCGATCATACAATGTTTGCCAGTTGGGATTCGGCGTAACTTGCTGGCTGCTTAATGCTTGATTAGCCATATTCAGCAGGTTTTGTGCCACCGGCTGTGTAGTCTGTGCCCATTTCAGCTGTTCGCCAAGCAGCCCTTTTTCCTCATCGGACATCTGTGGCACTTGCGCCGGCGTTGTCGTTATCTTTGTCCCCTTTTTCCCGAACAGCTGTAAATCAAATAATAGCATGCAATCTCCTTTCTAATGTAAATTCTCAATTGTGCCAGTCAGCACATAGTAATGCCTTCCTTCGTAGTCATAATCTTGTTCCGGATGGTGAATCATCTTCCATCGGCGTATATGTGCTTTCGGATTGCGCGTCGTCATTGTCACGATATCTTTTACTTCGTTAAGCGCCATCACCTCTCTGATGTAGTCAACCATTTTGTGAAACTTGCCGTATGTTTCAAGAATCTGGAAATAAACGATTCCCTCATACTTAATCAATTGCCAGAAAAGAAATCCGGCATTCGGAAAAAACTTGAAATGCGTTCCCTGTTTATCATGAAGATCATCATCAAAAGAGAACCCATCAAAACTGACGGATTCGCCAGTGATACGTTCATAATCTTTTATCATTTCCTGTAAACTTGATAATTTCAATTCATCTCATCACCCTATCTTGTTCATGAATTATTGATCTCTTGTGACCACCAAACGATAAGCGGGTCATTTCCGCCAAACAAAGAAACAAAAGCATTCCTCCCAACGTATATCACCCATTTATATTTACGGAAACTTTTAACACACATAAACGTGTAAACTGTTCCCGGAGTGACATTTACATATTTATCCCATTCTCCCGCCGATGTACATTTTATTTTCGTAATCAATCGAGGACATGTCCAGTCATAAGACGCACCATCATAATTTTGTGCTGTAAAACTGCCGGTGGGAATTGCTACTTTTAAAATAGCAAATTCCCGTCCTGCACTGGCTACATAACACCGTAAAGGACTTGCCTGCGGATCATTAAACTCCCCCAGTTTTACATAGCCATCTCTTCCGTCTACGTTGACATACGTTCGCGGGTCTGGACATTCGTTCTGGTCATCATATACATCACACTGTCCTGTTTCCCCGTTCTCTTTCTGATAACATAAATGTTTAAAAACACTCATGAACACCACCTCACGCAAACCATATGTAATTGTTGCCAATCTTCAGCTTATTCTCATTGTTTGTGCCCACAATCTGATACCAATTATTTGTATTATCTATCTCATCTGGTGTATTCAGATAGCGAAAAAACAAGCCAGTAGAATTGACAAAAAACAGCTGTGTTATTAATGCTCGTCCATCATGTACTGGATAAGCACTTATTAAAACAGTTCCCCATTGCTTATTGCCGTTAATTACAATTTCATTGGCGCGGTATACACGACAAGCATAAACGTTCTCATCTTCATAGTGCTGATGCAACCAGTCATTCATTTGTTGCGTACCATCAAAAGAACCGGAACACAAATTACCATCAAGTGCCTTCGCGGTGATATCGGCTAATCCGCCCTGCGTGCCGTTGCCAAAACGATATGTGTTAATATTGTGGTCACGAAAGCCGAACTGTATTGTGGCTGCATTTCCCGCAAAATTAACTTCGTTATTATAAGCTACCGGCAAAGGTACATCTTCATGATAATAACGTTCGTCTGCTTTGTCCTTAGTGTAGTAATTATCGGGATCAAATATTTCTTCTTTGTTTGCTATATCTATCGTTATTTTCGAACCATCTGCATCCGGAGTAATTTTAATGTTATCCCCGGCGATTAATTCAAAAACAGCTTGTTTCACTGCCGCAACAAGTTCTTTGTCACCGATTTTTACTTTAGAAAATGCGTTTTGATTAACTTCTGCTTTGTCTTCAATACCGGACAGCTTTTCTTTTTCAGCCTCCGTCATTTCTACCGCTGCCGCATTATTCATATACTCAATCTTTGTTATGCCGGTTGCATTCGTCGTTACCGCTGCAGCAAAAACTCTTACGACATTTTTCCATTCTGTACCGTTATACATGTACATCTTCTGCTCAAGTGTGTTGAACACATGAGTATTTGTTGCGACGCCGGATGGCAAAGAAGCAGAAAATACTGGTTTTGTTGTTACGCTTCCGTAAGACAAAGCACCCGCGTTATTTCGTTCTATAAACAGATAGCTTATTGCGTTAATTGGCAGCGTCCATGCGCTGATTTTCTTGTTAATTGTTTCTACGTAATCTTTCGCGCCGTTTTCGCCGAAACCGTCTGCCAGCGTCAAAATGACAGGAACATTACTTCCGTCAATGATGACCGACAATCCATCGCCGGAAAGGAAGCTATACTTCCCGCCGCTGTTTTTCCCGTATAAAATACGCTGCCGAAGACCGCTCCCGCCGCTTTTCGACTGTGCGGAAAGCGCATTCCCGATTGTCTTGATTTCTTCCCTATTCTTTAGTACAGCGTCTTTCGTGCTGTCTCCCTGCGGCGTCGGGTTCAAAGGATATTTTTCCGTATAAGGCATTTAAACCTCCTCGTAAGTATAATCAAACTGCCGCAAAGCAATTGCTCCTTTGGCAACAAATATTTTTATCTGCAGATGGCGGTTCGCTCCGCCGCCGATCTTATTTACTTTCGTATACTCATTGCTATTCAGCCTGCCGGTTGCATTAATCAACTTTTCATTCGCATAGTATAACTTTGTACCAGCCGCTTTGAATGTAACAGGTTTTGCCCGTTTATCGCTAATCGTAATGCTGCCGTAACCTTCGATACGGTTGCTTGATACGAAATTATAAGAGAATAACAGTAAGAACAGTCTTTGCGCCAATCTGTTCCCCGAAACAATAGATGTCGTAATCTGCTCTCCGTCATCAGTATCTATGCCGGCATCCAGAACCCCTATTTTGTTGCCATATGCAATATAGATATTCTTGCCGACTGTCAGTACGTCATGCAGATCATGAACGAAAGACCTTGACGTGAAAACGCCACGGCCATCCTCATACCGCGGCAGATAATGATAGATAAATATATCCTGATTTTTCCCCGGTTTAATCCACAGCTGTTTTCTTCCGGGAACATGCCACATTCGGGCTTGTTCCGATGTAATCGTTGTCAGTTGTGCATTGATATTAAGACCTATTTCAGACGGCTGAATATTCGCATACGTATTTGTCGGAACAAAACTCATCAGCCCCGCATCACCCAGATAATAACTTCGGTCATCAATGCTGATAGAACTACCGCAGCATAAAGCCGTTTCCGAAAGCGGATACACCGCAAGCGTCTTTTCGTGTGGATTGCCCACCACCTGATAAGCTCTGCCGTATTCTTTGTATACAATGATTGCTTTTGATAAGAAATCAATAGATACAATACAGCCGGGATCTTTATATCCGACTTCCACATATTGCGCCGATGACGCGTCGTTCGTGTTCGTTGTCCATGATTTATAATCTCCGACAGCTGACCATGTAATACGGTGTCCATAAATAGACGCCACAATAACAGAGCCGCTGTGACTGCTCACAAACTCGCAAGTAGGGCTTTCATTTACCGTAGACAGCACGCCTGCACCCGAAATAGTCTGCAGCTTTCCGCCGGAAGCAATCAGAATATCATGATCAAAAGCATGATACTTCGGAGTGCTGTTCCCTGTTAGCGTTCCCAGCGGCGTTACTGTTACCCAATCTGCCGTTTTGTACAAATCACGGCCGCAGGAAAAATAATACTGCTTGCGGTAATTGTCATAATACAGACTTTCAATATTCGCCGTATGTGTATAAACCGTTCTTACGCCGGGCACCGTTTGAAGCGCGCCGTCCGTCGGGCTGTATTCGCAGTTAATCGCCTGCGTTAAACTCTGCATATCAATGCTTTCTGCAGGCTTGCTCCAATCCAAACCTAATCGGAAACCGTTTGTCGAGGTGAAGAAACGTTCTCCCATATCAACGCCCTCTTGCACCTTGGATTGCTGATGTCAGATCAGCAATGAACGCTTTATCCGCATTGGCATAATCCAGCATTAAAGATTTCTTTTTGACAAGAAATGAGACCAGCTGCACAAGCACAAAATGAAAGATTTCACTGAATGGAATCGAATCAGTTTCATCTGATACATGCGGCTTTTTCACAGCGTAAAATACATCATTGACAGCCTTTCCACCGTACGTCTGGAAAGACCCGTTCACAATGCGGACAGGGTAACCCGCCGCCGGAACAAACGCTGTAAAATCACCGGGTACCGGATTATTGTTGCTAATGTCCATACTTTTTACAACTTCCCTGTCTTTCATCGGGACCAAAATCATCACGAGATAATCAATGGCTGCATTAATATAAGGGATATATTCCGTGCTATCATCTAAGATTTCATTCGTGTCCAAATTAATCATCGTAATCAGTTCGCCTGCAGTCATACGGCCAATACCCCCTCGCTACAAAGCCATTTTCATGGTCCATTTGACGTGCCATTTCTGAAATCGTATCTTCCCATCCGGAAACAAACGATAAGTCCGCCTTCAAAATCCGCGCCACCATATAATTTACAAGAAGACTTTCTATTTCCGCCGGATAACCGCTGTTATCATCCATCCCTTTATAATCTGCAGACGGGATATATACGACGGTCAATCCTCGTTGCAGCGCATTTTTCGCAGTAATGATTTTGTGGTCTTCCATCGTGTAATCAACAGAATGACCATACATATCCTTTACTGATACAATCTGCAGTGCGAAAGAAGAAAGCGCAATCGTCGGCCTGTTCGGAACTCCCGTCTCCGTTACACGTAAAATATCCGGAATATACCGCAGTACAATCTTATGCAGAATATGATTTCCTTCGTTATAAAACTCCAGAAACTGATACGGCGTATAGTTCACCTGCGACGTATCGCCCACCTGCATATACGCACGGTTAATCAAGTCTTTAATTATCATGGTTACTCCTTAAGAAAAGGAAAGAGGGCTTTTACAGCCCTCACCTTATCTCCATTGCAATTACTCTACAGCACCGCCGGTCATGACCTGAATCACGCCATAATCTTTGCTGTTGTAGATGGATTTTTCAATGCCGCCGAAGAACGCGATACCGTTCCCTTGTACATTGCCGTAATCATCCTCATCTTTAATGAAGCGAGCTTCGCGGGCTACAGCGAAGCATGCCGCCTGCTGCCCTAAAAGCAAATTATGAACAACATTTGCAGAAGACGCACCGGTTTTCGTATTCATGACACGTTCATATTCATACAGAACGACGCCGTCATATTCGCCGAGCGCTCCGGTGAAAATCGGGTTTTTGCTGCCGCGGATTGCCGCGTTCTGCTGTGCCGCCTGCCATACCGGATCTGCTTTCAAGTCACGCGCTGCCCATGTGCCGACAAGCATGATGTATTTCTCCTGTCCGTCAATCTTAAGCGGTTTCACTGTCGGTTCATGCATTTTAGCCTTGCGTTTCGCCTTTGCAATTACCGCACAGGTCAGCTTGTCATTAGCCGTCAAAGAAACTTCTGTCCCTGCAGTAGACGCAATAAGACGTTCACCGGTTGTCGGATTGGCAGTCAGTGCGGAAATCAGCTTGTTATCTTTCCAGTCAGACAGCCACTGCACCAACACCCCCTTGATAAGAGGCAAATTTTCATACGGAGATTTCTGGTCATCCGCCTCAAAGCGCGTAACTGCGTTTCTGACCAAAGTAGTCTTTACGCTGAAATCATACATCTGCATTTCTTCTTCATTACCTTTGAGTGTGTTATTCCCAGAAACGCCGTTACCTTTAAGATTCATTGCCAGTCCAAAGTTTACTTCATCGCCTTTAGTCTGTTTTAGATCTTTATTCGTATGAACAACATTACTCCCATTAGTAGACGTAAACTTATCAAAATAAGAAGCTTTTAAACCTTCTCTCCATACCTTTTTCGTCCAGAGTTTAGGAACCAATTTTTCAGGAATTTTAAATTCATGTGCCATATTTCATTCTCCTTTTTGTAAAATAATTAATCACCGCAGAGGTCATCAATCTGCTTTCTGATTTCCGCCGGAAGTTCATTCTCCCGGCCTTCATCGACATACCGCAGGATTTCTTCTTCGGACAGTTTTGCGCCAGTTAGAGTACCGCCGTTTAATGCACTTGCTTTCGGCAGCGTTTTAGCCGTTTCGAGCGGATTTTGTGCAGGCGTGGTCATTGCTGACTTTACCTTTTCAGCAAAATCACGAATAACTTTAAAGTCTGCATCAGTGCCTATCCCCTGATCAATACGTGAAAATGCCGCATCAATCGGAGCAGCGTCTTTTCGCGTCATGCCATCCAGCATTTCAGTGCCCTTCTGCCACAGCTCGCCGATATTCGGAATAGCCTTAAGCTCGCCAATAAACGCTACATTTTTCTGATAGGTTTCCTGCCGCTCTTCCTGCTGGCGTGTCATCTGATATTCAATCCGTGCTTGTTCATGAAGAAGTTCCTGATACTTTTGTGCATCGGTGAACATTAAATCAGATGCGTCATCAATCTTGAGCCGACGTGCGGCTTCCTGCTGCGCATAACTGCGAATTTGATTCAAATCTTCCGGAGATAATACCGGTTTCTGTGACATGCTCATCTGTGAACGCAAAGTATTAGCCGCTTCTTCGGCCGCTTTTCTGCGAGCCCTTTCTTCCGCTAACGCTTTCTTTAAATCGCCGCCTGCCGGATTGTCTTCCGGTTCCTTTGCCGGTTCAATTTTCGTTTTAGGTTCCGATTCTGGATCGGAATCAGTTTTCGGCTGTCCGTCTGCCGGATTGTCTTCCGGTTCTTTTGCCGGTGCTTTACCCGCCGGAGTTGCCGGTTCCTGATTATCAAGACCTGCTTCTTTCAAATCTTCTGCATCAAACCCTAAATCTTCTGCGTTGAGCATTGCTTCGTTTTCCATGATTATCCCCTTCTGCCGGTTTAACGACGTCGGCGGTCGAATAATTTTGTTTGTAGTTTACCGTCTCTTTTCGGACGAAAGAAAAAAGCCTTTTAACGTCGTTGCTTAGGACGATATATCAAAGCACTACTGCTTTAATAACGTTGCGATACCTGCTGTGGTATCTGCGGCTGCACCGGCGGAGCGATTGCACGCCCTTTCAGTGCTAATCTTTCCTGCATAATCTGCTGCGGCGAAATATTTACGCCGATAGATTGTAATGCCGTTGACAGCGCTTCCGCCGGTAAATCTTCAATACTTGCACTGACTTTGAGATCCGGTATTTTCGGCTGTTCGGAAGCTTGCTGCATACGCTTCTTGACGGTTTCCTTTTCCGGGAAATCCATGAAATCAAGAATGATATCCATTGGTATATCGACGCCCGCTTTCTTCGCCTCAAGCAACTGATACAAATTCGCCCGCCGTGCGGTAGCGCTTGCTTGCGATGTCGTGATCACAATGTCGAAATCGAAAGCGGATAAATCATACAGCACTTTAGTTATCGGATCTCCGTTTTCATCTGTTACCGGCATACCGTTCTGATCTACCGCCTGCTGTTCTTGCATTGCTTGTCCCAGTCCTGGCTGTATCTGCACAAATTCTTTCTTGCCATCTTCGCCAAGGATCCGCATAACCTTGTCTTTGTTGTAAAACTGCGGAATCAATCCCGGCGCGTAGGTGTCTCCCCACAAGAGTTTTACGATCTGCAGTTCCGCCTCTTTTGCCTTGTCGAATATTTCCGCCGTCTGCACCGTGGTAACTGACTGCCGGAGGTCAATTGCTTTACCGCTCATCGCCCCAATACTGCCTGACAGGCTCTCCGGAGTAATGCCTGAAATCATGTAGAAGTCACTGCTTGAGCGATTTTCAAGCTCTATATTATTGACAGACTGCGCGGACGGAAGCCCATCGGTAAATGTCACGCCCGGCTTCAAGAAAATATTAGCGCCCGGCGTTGTAGAAAGATTCCGAATATCCCGTTTCTCTTTTTCGTCAAACTGCGGTCCAGTCCAAAAGCGAACACCGAGCGACTGCTGATTGACGATATGCATACGCTGGCTGCGGTTCTTGTTGAGTTCGCGCTGTGCGTCTTTTAAATCTTGTACAATCCCCGCCGGTTCCAGTCCGTCATCCACATCCTCACCGTAACCTGATAAGTAGCAATACTGCCGCACAAGTGGAAATTGATTGTGCTTATAAGGACTTTCGCCCTCTTCAAGCAGCACTTCCCCGCAGAATGTCGCGTATCTGATTTTTGCAACCGGAATTTCTTCCGGTTCCGCTCCGGACATAAAAAAAGCCGAATATAAATCCGGCTGCGATTCATCGACGATCATTCCATCTGCAGAGAAAATTTTCTTCCGCGTGTACTCTTTGTACCAATATTGAACGACCCTTAATTTCTTTAAATCCCGCGAATACCAGAGCGGCTCCGTATCAACTGTCTCCAATTCGCTGTCGTCGTATTTATGCGTGAGCATGACAATTTCATCTGCTTTGTCCGCATATATTTGCTTCAATTTATCCGGACTTTCCCAGCTGTAACGCCCGCAGTAGAAAGCGTCTGACAAATCATCTTCTTTGCATTCCGGATCCACAAACACATCAAAAGGACTGACATTTTTTATCTGTATCCGACCGTCCATACGGGCATAATCAAATTCATAACTGACCCAATAATTTCCGACGCCACAGATAACCGCGTCTTTGAATGCCTTTTTCTTAACGCTCTGATAATTCGTCTTGTCAAAAGTGTACTTTGTAATACCTTTGGCCACACGTGCTACCCGGTCATCTTCTTCCGAGCGCGGCAGAAAATCCGGCTCCGTCTCATTCTGCGCCGCATAACCGGACAGCAAGTTAATAATCGGGCGTATACGATTAATTGTAATAACCGGACGGGATTTCTGTTTCATCACCTTTAAATCCGCGTCCGTCCACTGTTTACCGCGCATGAAATCATAATCTTCTTTTGCAATTTTGCGCCATTCGCTTGTTAGCTGCAGCGCCCTTTTTACATTATTTCGCGCTTCGGATAAATCAAAACTCATTCGACAAGTTCTCCTTTAAACATCATTCTATACATCTGCCTAAGCTGCCATTCTGGCATCTGCGCTGCGAACGCAGCCAGCTCTTCATCGCTTTTCTTTGCCGGAATTAAAATCCCGTTCTCCATATGTTCACCGTACTCCGACTTGAGCACTCTATAAGCGTAATCTCTTAATGCCCTGTCACTCATTACACGCCCCATGCCGTCGGTTCATCTCCTTCCTCGTCTTCATATCTGTATCCATCATTGAATGGCTTTTCTACTTTTACCGGCTGAATCGGACGGCTCATCAAGAAATATCTGACACTGTCGTAACTATGGTCTTCTTGCTGTGTATCCACGTCCTCGACTTTGTGCTTATCGTATGTCAATGCCGGAAGTGTCCGTATCAAGTGATAACACGTTTTGAATATCTTGAGCTTTCGTTCTTTCAGCCGTAAGTGCACCTGCATTTTCCCGGCCAATCTGTCATTATCCGCCGGATACCACGGCACGCCTTCCGCCGCGAAAACTTCTGCAATCGACGGCCCGTCATGTCCAGTTTTCTGCCAAATGGCAGGGTCCGCAATACCGAACTCGCTGCCCAAATGCTTAATCTTCTGCGCTACTTCCCGCGCCGTTTCCTGCGTACCCGTGTTAACTGTCCCCTGCTTGCAGCCGTACCATTCGTTAATTACATAGACAACGCCGTCATAATCCACCGCATACTCATAGATTGCATATGGCTTGCTGTATCCCCAGTCCATCGACCTGCCGCGCTGCCAGCTTGGTGGGATTTCAAATGGTTCAACGACGTGTATATCCGTTCTGAACTCTTCAAAAACTTGTCCCTCAAATATATTCCAGTCGCCTTCACGATATGCCTTTCTAAGTTTATCCGGCAGCGTATCAAGCGCGTCACTGTATCCTGCAGGCAAGTACGGATTATCATCTATCCGCGCCTGAACGAAAGCGATTTTATTTGCGAAATCCTGCATTTCCGGCGGGATATTTCTGTCAATAAACAGATTCTTCACCCACATGTGACCTTTACCGCCGGGGTTCGTCCCGGCAATCAGCTTAGGATTATCAACTCCAACCCAACGCAAGCGCATCCGCAAGAAATCAAAAACGGACTGCTCATTCAACGTCAATTCGTCAATCGCGATGGCCGCAAATTCTGATGATAAATACTTAGACGGATTATCCAGATTACGGAAACACATCACTCCGCTGCCGAAAGCCGGATTTAATGTAAATTCATGCGTCGCCTCTTTGTAGCTGCCGAGCCAGTCAGGAAACTCTATTTTAATTTTCGATAACTGCCGGTCACGCAGCGCCGGATAATCCTCGCAAAACAACCCAACACGGATACCTTTCAGCTTTAAATGCTTGTACCAGCTAATCAAAAGGTAAACCAATTCCCACCGTAAGATGTACGATTTCCCGCCGCCGGCAGCACCGCCATAGAGAATATAAGTGTTATCCTTTACCGTTCGCATAAACTCACGCTGCTTCGGCGTCGGATGAATAATGTCATTGACAAGATTAATCGTCTGTACTGATGTCATCATCTACCACCAGATTAATTCCGATATTGCCGGATAATTCTTTCTCCTGTTTGTCGCGCCATTCCGGTTTCCGGTTCGTCAGCCAGAAAATAAGTGCTTTCACATCCGGCGGTACATAAACCTCTTCCGGAACCATCTTGATATATTCTTTTTCAGATATACGTTTTCCATTTTTGTATAAAATCTGTTTCAGTTTTATCGGTTTCATTATAGTTTCTTTGATTCCGATAGCCTTTTGATACAGTGCATTTTCGGCAACAATATCAGTTACTTCTTTCCCACGCGATAATGCCTCGGAAAATTCGGGAAACTTCTTGATCCATGTATATAACGTATCTTGATTAATGCCGATATTATGTGCAATTTGCTCATTGCTCAAACCATCTCGCGCCCATGCCTGCAGGCGCAGAAGATTATCCGCTTGCAGCCATTTTGCATATTTACCCCTTGCGCCCACAGCAATCACCACCTTTTTTGAATTTTATAATACGATATAGAAATAGTTTATAATAAAATATCTTGAAAAAGTATTGATAAATCAAGTTGAATAAGATATACTATAATCAAGAAAGGACGAGAGGTCCTACAGATTATTTAAACCCACAGGAGGAAAACAAAATGATTAAAGATCTCGGGAAAATAAAAGGGGTTGAATTGGGAAGCAGACTTCTGACCGACGGGAAAAGGACAATAAGATTTGATAGACACGATCAGGGGTACGAGATGTATGAGTTAAAGAGAAACACGTACTATAGGTGCGGCATAGTAAATGCCGACGAAGAGACAGAAAATGAAGATTTATGGAACATGGCCACAGATGATTTGTACTAAAAGAGGGGAGAAAGAAAAATGAAAGTAAGAATGTATAGAAACTATGACAAATTTCCGTATGAGAGTGATCATCACGGGAACTTTAACGGAAGAATGATATTCACATTCTTCCGACCGATTGGCGGGGCGTTCGACTGTATACTGGTCGAGCTCCCGGAAGGATACAAACCATTACCGCTGGAAAGGTATGAACATTACAGCGGGTGGCAGATGGAGTTAGATCAGGTCGTAAAAAAAGAAGAAGACGGAATGTACAACACTCGCGGATTAACTATAAGGTTTTTCGATGAGAAAAACTGGGACTACGTAAACGTTCCCAAAGGGTGGCTCGATACTTATGCAAAGGAAGATACGGTGCCGGAACTTTGCGGTCGTGAAAATATACCGATTAAATTTATCAGAGTTGAATATTCAACGGTAGAAGAACTCGCTGAAAAATTTAATTGCGAATATATAAAACCGACAGATGAGTTTTATGCCAGCTTCCGAAAAAGAATAAATGAATATATAAGCGCTTATAAAAAGTGGAAAGATGTGAAAGAAGAGGTTAACCGCAGATCAGTTACGACATTCGAAACTCTAAAAGAAAGAGTTGAACTCAAATCAAACTGGCACGAAAAAACATACATCGGAAATCTTGGCGATTACGTATTAAATATAGGAGAGAAACGATATCTTATACTCGGAGTTATAGCCGCAGAAGACACTTCACCGAGCAGCGAGCATGTATTTCTCGCTGTACAATCGTTCAATCCGGACGACCGGGAAACTCGTTTACCGGCGGTAGGACTTCCGGAAAACACACCTGCGGAGATAATTGACATGATAGAAAAAGAAGCTGCATGCCGAGCCGAATTGATAAGAAATCATGGAGAGGAGGACTGGGGTTAATGACAGAAAACAAAAAATCTACCCTCGGATGGGGCGGAAAACGCCCCGGTGCTGGTGCAAAAAGAACCCTGCCTCCGGGCGCCCGGGTACGGTCCGTCAAGATGACGGACGAGGAATACGAGAAGACGAAACAATTTTTAAAAAAAGAACGAATGAAAAATTTAAACAAAAAATAAATTGCATAAAAGTAATAAACGAAAAGCACGCACTTTGGTAGAGTACGTGCTTTTCAAATTGAGGAGGAAAGTATCTCTCGATATTTTCACACTATCATAATACCACTTTTGAATGTCTCATAATGTCTCATGTTTCATTTTTCGCGAAATTTCTTTTATCGCTTCATCTTTCAATCGATAACAATGACTTCTCACATAATGATGTTCCAGCGCAATTTTTTCCCAAAGAATATTCATGAAATATCGGTCAATCATAATGGACTTCTGCTCCGGATCGGAAAGTAAAGCAAGCAGATTGAACCCTCTTGTGATCATATCTCCATATCTGTTGAGCTCTTTTATCCGTAGTTCTTCCACCTGTGCCATCTTCTGTCCGAACGCAATCACGATATCCGATAAATCAGAAGATACACCGCCGTCTACCGGCTCTTTATCGTATCTACAACCTTTGAGTGAAAACAGATCCATCTCGTATTGCTGGCGGTATTGATTGAGCGAATCGATGTGCTTCCTGCAGCGTCGGATTTCTTCAAAAAACGCTTCAACTTCACCGCGTACCCGTTTTGATTCAAAATGCAATTTAACTGCCGTTTTTTCATACGTCGGATCCGGGTTATGAAAAATGCCCGGTTTCATTCCGTTATTCATAATCTCGCACCATCCCCGCCATTGCAATCCTTATACTTTCGTGAAATTTTTCCGGCAAGCTCTATCTTCCAGTAAACTTGCATTTCACTAATCTGTTCGTTAGTAGTTGTTAACAAATCTAATTTATTAACCTTACGTTTTAACAGTGACCTTGCAACCCTTATAGGCGACCCACTATAAACAATGTGGTTCCCCTGTATAATTATCAGCGGTATAAACATCGACGGCTCAAGCAGGCCAAATTTAAATTTCCTCATAGAAACAGGATGCACAATTACCCGTAATAATTTATATAATTTCATCATCTTTTCCTTTCCCTGCCGTTATACACAAAGCACAAAGCAGTAATCCTACACATGCACCGAACATACAGCCTAATATGAACATCATTTCATGCCAATCTCCTTTGCACAAATCAAAATTCCCTCTATATCGTTATATCGCTTGGTAATAAGCTCTACAGCCACCTGCGCATCATTTTTCCAGTATGCGCACTGTGTCATACAGTCTTTAAGCATTTTCACCATATTGTCAGTATCCGGTTTTGTTATTTTATAGTTTCCATTTGTGTGATGTTTATCCGCCGGGAAACACCATATCGTAGACAACTGGACAGCGCCTTCCAATGGTTTTTCCGGTGCATGTTTAGACAAATACGCTATATATTTGCTCTGAATTTCTTTGAGCTCCGGAGGTGTATAGATAATAGCCTTACCATTTCGTACCGTAATTTTCTTTGCCTGAAATGTTTTTGTCGGAAGCTTCATATGGATAAAAAATCGAATCATGCTATTACCTCTTTGTATAAATCCGGATTGTTGTATTTATTGTTCACGACTGCAATCATCCTGATATCGTCAAAATAATCGTCAGATGGCAATAACACAAATGCTTTTTGTTTCGAATCCCATTCAGCGACAACCAGTCCATAAATATCGCCAAACTCGCATTTTGATTTTCTTGAAACCTTGATAATATCTCCCTCAAAAATCCGATTTCCATCAAAATCTTTAAGGCCGATATATTGTCCAATGGTTTCTTCTCTCACAGGAATAGAATACGCTTTTCCTTCTTCATAGATTGAATAATCATTTTCTCCATGCTTTAGCAAGTCACCATAAATCCACCTTCCTGACTTCCTACATTTCCCACGAAATAATATTTCTCTCATTTTCAATCACACGCCTTTCTGCCCAAATTCCAGTTTCAAGGAAAGTAGGAAGGAGAAGGGTGTGTGGCGTAGCTTCTCGCCACACCCTACTCCTTACTTTCCTATACTCAAAAACCTATATATATAAACTGGTTTTTTGCAATATTAAATGAATATTAGAAAGTTTTTTTAGTGTAAATTTTCCCTTCTCCGTATTCATAATTTCCATTCGCTTTAATGTAATTCCGTACAGATTGTTCTGAGACATCTAAATATGCTGCCATATCTTTTACCGTAACGATTTTCTTGCCGCCCATACTCAGGTTTTCATAAGCAGTATCCACCTGTGAGATGCGGTCTTCTTTCTGTCTCGCTTTCGCTTTGCTTCCTGCCTCACGGCCCTTAGCGCGTACATCTTCAAGACTGCCTTCCTCGGCTGCCATCGCCAGCACTCCGGTGTCATCCAACCTGTGAATCGGATACGTAAACCACATATTGACAGGCTCAAACATTGGGAATTCACGAAGTGTCCCTGCAATACGCCATGCCGTCGGCTTGACCGTTATCCCTGCAGCCTTATCTGCTTCCCTGTCATAAACCGTTTGCCGGCTGTCGTTATTAACGCAGAGCTGAATCATATCGAGGATTGCATCAGGGTCGCGGGCAAATACGCCGGAGCCGGACGCACGATCCATCGACCGCTTCATTCCCTGTCCGCCCTTCGAGTGATGGTGACAATAGATTACCGCAGCCGATAATTCCGTACAGACCTTATCAAACTGGTTACAGAACCGCGCCATCTGGTCGGCGCTGTTTTCATCGCCCGTAATAATCTTGTAAATCGGGTCGATAACAATAGCGATATAATTCTTCTTCTGAGCGCGACGGATTAACTTCGGTGCAAGCTGATCCATCGGTAGTGATTTTCCGCGCAGATTCCACACATCAATATTAGAAATGTAATCAGGGCGTAAATCCAGCGCCGTATAGACGTCTTTAAACCGATGCAGGCAGCTTGCCCTGTCCAATTCCAAATTGACATATAATACGCGTCCCTGCGTGCATTGAAAACCGCACCACTGCGTACCTTCTGCAATAGCAATACAAAGTTCAATCAGGGCGAAAGACTTACCTGCTTTTGATGGTCCGGAAATAAGCATTTTATGTCCTTGCCGAAGCACGCCATCAATCAATGATGGGGATAAATCGGGCATGTTATTCCACACATCAGACAAATCCTCGGGATCCGGCAAATCGTCATTGACAGTTTCAATCCATTCTTTCCAGCTGTCGAAATCTTCCTTCCCGATGTGTGTGGCCATGAGAAATTGCTTTTTACCATTTCTCATGATGCCAGGCAATCGTGATAAACGGGACGGGTTTCTGTCCGAGCCATCGACCGGCAACCCGTTTTTCCGACATACTTTATACAGATAATCTACACGGCGTCGATACTCTTCCTGTGACGCTGCGTCGATATGTACGATGGCATGAATACTTTTGTTCCCGGAATACACCAATGCCGCAACCGGAAGTTCCAATTCCTCTATAATAGATTTCTGCTTCCCCGGCGGGAGCGTGTCTGATTCTACAAGAGCATATTTGTAATTGGATACATTTTCATTTTTAATACCCTTGCCGTCTAAAGGATTGAAACGGATCCATGCGCCTGCTTTTTCATCGTAATCTGAAAGCGCATACCCGATGATATCTTTTGTACTGTAACCGTTTTGTTGGTACTTTTTAATGCGGGAAATATATTCTCCCGCTGTCAAAGAATATGTACCCGCTCCGGACGGGGAATATTTCCCATCGTAGCGCCTGAAAGAAGACATAACAATACCGACCTTGTCAGATCTGTCAAAGAGAGCTTCCAGATACCGAATAATCTCATCTGCCGGATTCCATTGTGCCGGTTCTTTAATTTCCGATTCCTGTACATAGTGCTGATCAACGATAACGACATTATCTGTTACCGTATCATCCCAGTCCATTACTTTGTTGCCGTCTTCTTTTGTATGCGGCTGCCATCCATAATCTTTTGCCATCTGAGTAATCGTCGCTCCTGTAACCGGATTCGGATTCCCTTTGAATGACTGCCATTTTTTATGACATTCACCATCATGGTAACGTTCCGGGTCCTTTCGGCTCCAGTCATCCCACACATCAACGCTGTAGCCCTCATGACATAACGCCATGCCTACATCAATCCATTCTTCATAGCTGCAGGCCGCGGGCGGTATATACTCCAGCAATGGTCGTAGATCTATCTTCGACATAATTTACGCTCCAAAATTCAATGTCTGATTAGGAACATATAAAGCCGGCTTGATACCGCGGGGAATTGTCCAGTGATGATTAGCAATTTGAGAGATCATGCTATTAGCATCGTTAAACGTCCAGATACCCACATGCTGAAACCCGCGGCTTTCCAAAAAGCGGATCTGTTTTGGGGTAGACAGTCCGTTTTCCCGCCGTTTATTCAAACGGTCAAGCAAAAGGCTGGCCTTTCCCGCATTGTCGATTTCGTCAGGAAATATGCCGAATTTCTCCAATGCTTTGAGCTGTTTGTCGCTCGCAGGCGCCATTTCCCAGCCGAAAGACGGGACGTAATCAGATAAATCTTCTGCCTGTATGGACATTTCAAACTGCAATGGATCTACTAACTGGCGTTTCCGTTTTTTCATCGCTGATAATTCTTTTGCAAGAGCTTCTTCACGCTCAAGAATGGTTTCCTCCGCTGCCCGCTTGTAAGCGTCCTCTATGTCAACAGCGGCCCCAGACTGGTCCAAGTCCTTCGTCATTCTTTTTGCGATATCATCTGTCTTGCAGATAAGCGATGCCGGACGGCATAATTCATGCCGCGCCGTATTCCACAAAAAATCCAATACCAATAAATCCTTTTTGCCCGTTTCCGGAGAAAGCCTTGTTCCCCGCCCTATACATTGGCAATATAAACTTCTGATCTTTGTTGCCCGAAGCATGATCACACAATCCACTGATGGACAGTCCCAACCTTCGGTCAATAACATGGCATTGCAGAGTACGTTATACTCTCCTGCTTCAAATTTCTTTAGCGTTTCTTCTCGATCCTGGCTGTTTCCATTCACCTCCGCTGCTTTCATTCCAAAATGATTTAAAATGGCTTTAAACTTTTTAGCCGTGGCTACCAAAGGTAAGAAGACTACAGTCTTCCTCCCGGCGCAATACGTAATCATTTCTTGGGCAATTTGTTCAAGATACGGGTCAAGTGCTGTCCCTAATGCGCCAGCTGCATAATCACCGGCAGACATACCGACGCCTGTGATATCAATCTTGAGCGGTACCGTCTGCGCCTTGATTTTGCACAAATAGCCATCCTTGATAGCCTGCGTCAAAGAATATTCATAAGCTAAGCTGTCGAAATAATTTCCCAGACACTGCAGATTATTTCGTTCCGGTGTGGCGGTTACGCCTAATACATTTGCCGTCGGGAAATGCTGCAGCACTTGTTGATAACTATCGGCCAATGCGTGATGGGCTTCATCTACAATAATGGTGCCAAATTCATCTTCCGGAAACTGCCGGAGCCGTTTTTCACGCATGAGCGTCTGCACAGATCCGACAACAATCCGGTACCAGCTGGCAAGACTTGTTTCTTCCGCTTTTTCTTTAGCACATAAGAGACCTGTTGCAGTCTTGATTTTTTCCTGTGCCTGATTCAAGAGTTCTTCTCTATGGGCAAGAATCAAGACTTTTCTCCCCTCACGAACACAATTTTCTGCGATTTTGGCAAAAGCAATCGTTTTGCCTGTGCCTGTCGGAAGAACTAAAAGCGTTTTCTTGTGTCCTCCTGCCCATTCGCGCATAACAGCTGTAACCGCTTCCTGTTGGTAGGGTCTTAGTTCCATCATCAGAATGTCCCGGCTGTGTAACCGCCCTGTGTTTTCGGAATTTTCTTATCATCCGGGGCAAGGAATTTCTTCGCTTCGTTGTAAGGCTGATCTTTGTAAATCCGGTGAACGATTTCTACATAACCTGATGCACCGATAACTTTATTCCATGGCATTTTCTCTGTCCCGCCCTTTTCCATTAATCCCAAGGAAATAAAGAATTGGGCAATTAACCATTGCTGCTTTGAAACTAAGAATAAATTTCTGAATACAAGCGCGTCACCATATTCTCCGCCATGCACACGGAGCTTTAGTGCAGCTTGCGGGCACCGCGGTATTTTAGCTCCGCCTTCGTAAATCTTTCGTTCAAAGCTTTCTACCGTAAACGGATAAACCCCTTCCGGCAATAAGACAAATTCATGATCTTTGCCGTCATCAGTAACGGTTTCGTCCCAGTCTAATACCTTGTCTTCTGCAGATGTTGTTCCGAACTGTTCAAAATTTGTACTCATGTTCTTCTCCTTTATGTAAATTAATTAAATGGAACACTGATATTGTTTAAAATAAATGCTTTAATCTGTTCCCACGCACCGATGAGCACACCGTCTATAAAATCAGACGGATAATTTTTTATCGGCATATCTTCGGGGAAATATCCTTTCATGGCCACCGCCTTGCGGATCTGTTCTTCTGTGATATGTTCCTGTTTCATTAAGTCATAGACTTTCTGTAAAGTAGTATTTTCGATTTTTTTTACAGTATTCACTACAGGGACAGCCGTGTCTTGAATCGGGACCCCGGGTGACTGTATCGGGACAGTCGGTTCTGGTTCTGATTTTTTTACGGTTTTCTGTTTTGCTTCCCGTTTCTTTTCCTGTATAGGTTTTATGCCCGGAATCGCCCCATTCGGAATCAGTCGCACAATTTCGTTATAGTTAAACGGCAACTCTTCTGCCAAAGAGAATCGGTTCTTCGCGTCCGCAAACGTTGTATGCGTTGTGTACATGATTCGTTTACCGCCGGCTGCTTTCTTTCTTGTCCCGTCTTCAATAAGGATCGTTTTGTAATTGGCGAAAAGCAGCAGATCTGCCCATTCTTTTACAAGCGGCGCGACTTTATTTGTCGTTTTGGATGATAGTTTCAGTTCCCAGTGGTCATACGTTCCCATTTCCTCCGGGAGCGTTACTGTTTTTAAAACAGCATGAGCAAGAACAACTACATTAATCCCCTGCCCAATGCAGGCATCCAGCTGTACAAGGAATCGGGCAAATTCTTCCACTAAATATGTGTAGCCGGCGCCGTAACCGAAATCTTCAATTCCTTTTTTGTTGAATTTTCCGCAAATATAATCAATGCACATACGCTCTGCCGCGTCCGCTGTATCAATAACCAGCGTCTTACAAATAGTCGGATTATCATAAATCTCTTTGATACTGCTTAACAGTAATGGCCATGATGTAATGTCTGTTACACGGCTGACATCAAGCTGTGCAGATCCTTTATCTAAGTCGAAAAAGAGCGGTTCCGGGAACTGGCTGGCAAAAGTCGTTTTCCCAATACCTTCGACACCGTACACGCAAACCTTAACCGGCTTACTGATAATTCCTTTTGTAATGTTCATTCTTATCTCCTTCCTTTAAAACACACCTTTGACATATTTCGGAGCCTTTTCTTTAACCGCTTCCGTATCGCCTTTTACCATGCCGTCCTCAATGATGATTGAGCATTCATCGCCGGTAGAAACTCTTGTCGCTATAACCTGCAATCCTTCTTGTTTGAGCCATGCGCCAAACTCTTGCAGGGTTTCCAAGTCCATCTGCTCCAGCTTGTCCATAAGAACAAACCCGCACTGCGGATTCAGCTTGCGTACAATAGCTGTTGCTACTTTCAATTGATCAGAACCGCTCATGCCATCCCATGGCATATTGTTATAAATCAGCTTGCCGTCTTTGACGGACAATCCCGGCAGCGGCAGTTCCGCAGAATCAAGAAGTTTATTTCTTTCTTCCCGGACGGATTCAATCTGTTCCGTCAGCCCATCATATTCCTGCTGCAGATTATTGGCTTCCACTTCGGCGGCTTCCTTTGTAGAATTCGCCCTGATTTTGATATTCAATGCTTCAATTTCTGCCAGGTTCTTTTCCAATTCAGCCGTGCTTTCATCATGAAGATCTTCTGCCGACTTCCGGGCAGTTAAACAATCCTGTTCTGCTTTCTGCAGTGCTGCTTTAGCTTCATCAAAAGCGATTTGAGCCTCTGCCAGCATTCGTTCATAGCGGGCAGCATTCTGACGTTTCTGCTCATTTTCTCCATTCCGCGCAAGAATTTCCTGCTGCTGTTTAATGAGTTCTGTCGCACTGACGGGTTCTTTCGGCACATTCGGGTACATCGGCATTTCGTCAGCCGCCTTTTTCTTGCGGTCTGCAATGCGGCCGACTTCTGTGCGCTGTGCATACAGCTGATTTTCTTTTGTGTCCAGATGCGCCAGCACATCACCAATTCCTAAAATTTTCAGAAGAGAATCCGCCTTGTCTTTATCGCTTCCGTTAATAAATTTCGGGAGATCCAATGCAAGCGTGGATACAAATTCATTTAAAAGCTGCTGTCCGGATTTATTCCCATTCGGGTCTGTTACTTTTAATGTGCTGTTTTTCCCTTTTCGTTCCACAATCAGACCATTTGATAACTCGATATGCAGGTTCGGCGGTACCAGTGCGCCGTCCCGTTCCGGTACAGACGGTTTATAATTATTGCCGCCCAATGCCCATGCAATAGCGTCTAATACAGAAGTTTTTCCCTGTCCGTTTCGCCCACCAATGATTGTCAGTCCATCGGCGGACGGTTCAAACTGTACCGCTTTTACTCGTTTCACGTTTTCAATTAATAGTTCATTGATTTTTACTGGTTCTGTCATTATTTACCTCCTGTGGTATAATAGAGGCGGAAAGTCTTAGCGATTCTTTTCCGCTTGCCGATTGATAATTGCAGTTATCAGTCGGCTTTTTCAATTTTGTTTAGCTCAGTAATAATTTCAAATAAAATTTCTTCGCGTATACTCGCTTTGGCCGCGTTTATCACTTCGCCTTTTATGTTCGCATCTGCCCAGACATCTGATTCCTGCTTATACCTGCGGCGTACATATTCACTGATATGTTTAAATTTTTCTGCGTCAGTCATTTCCTCGCCTCCTCAACTCTGACAATGACAAGCATCCCCGGCTGCAGGTTTCCGACGTCTTGAATCCTATTATCTTTCTTTGCCTGCCAGACTAACCTGCGCAGGTCTTCTTTATCCGTGGCTATTTCGCCACAGATTGTCCAGAGCGTATCTCCAGGTCTTACCTCCCGGCGGTACTCAACAATTTTTACTTCCGGGAAGAGCCGGTTGTAAATGTTGTCAGCGTCCACCGCGGCACCTGCCACCAGTGCGGCTGACATTAGCGCCGCCGTGAAAATTAATGGCTTGTTCATAATCCCTCCTGCACCGCCGCCGTGTTAGCAGCTATACAAATTTGCCGGATGACGCCTCGCAGCCGCGCGTTCTCCTGTTTCTCAAGAGACAATTCATTCTTAAGTCTTCGTAATGCAGACGGGCGGAAATCGTCAGGCTTCTCACCGACCATCGCCAGCACATCGCGCTTTAGAAAACGGATGGCAGACAGATTTTTCACCGCCGGGAGGATGCCGTCATTTTTCATGCGGTAGACGATATCATTCGACACTCCTAAGATCTCAGCGGTTTCAGCGACGGTGTATGTCCTTCGTTCCATTTTTCTCTCCTTTCTATGTTTTCTGTGGTAGGTTGTGTTACAATTTGGTTAATGTGTCAGCGGTAGTACAAGAAAGAAGGCCTTTATGAAAAAACTCATCTTATGCATCTTTGCTATTTCTGCATTTGTTTTATCTGCAAGTACAGCTAACGCTGCCTATGTTCGCGGGTATTATCGCTCAGATGGTACTTATGTACAGCCTCATTACAGAAGCAATCCGGATGGTAATCCAAACAATAATTACAGCCATAAAGGAAATGTAAATCCATATACAGGAAAACGCGGAACACAGTGCTGAAAAGAAAAACATGCTGACACATGAGCCCCTTCGGGGGCTTTTATTTTACGCCATTTAACGAAATATCGTTTTTATTGGTGTAAAAAAAGGACTTCTAAGGGGATCTTACAACCCATAGCTTTTTTTATCGCTAAACATTCATCAAATTTAAATTCTGAATTTCCTTTCATTTTGGTAACCAACGTTTGATATTTGATCCCCGTTTCCTCTGACAACCTGATTATATTCCATCCCAGCCGTGCGAGCTCTACATTTAAATTTTTATACATTAGATCACCCCCTTTCTTGTAACGATATTTCGTTTTCTGAATTTTATGATATGCTATTATTTCGTTTTTGTCAACACTAACTTCATAAAATTTGTTGAAATTTCGTTTTTTATGTGATATCCTACTTTCAAGTAGGAGGAATAATTATGACGCGAGAGCAATACTTAAGAGCAAAAATTGAAGAACAAGGCACATTAAAATGGTTTTCTGATAAGATTGATATGCCATATAGCACCCTACTTTCAATTTTAAAAAATGTAGGCGGAGCCTCTATGGATAACATTAATAAAATTTGCCATGGCCTAAATATCTTGTCTGATGATCTTAATTATTTAGCGGAGTCCGCATCTTCACTAACAAAAGGCGTACGCATTCCCATACTGGGGAAAGTTGTTGCTGGTATCCCAGTAGAAGCTATTACCGATATTGAAGGATGGGAAGAACTTCCCACTAAGATGGCTGCCGGTGGAGAATACTTCGCCTTGCGAATCAAAGGCTCCTCTATGGAGCCAAAACTACTGGAAGGTGATATTGTCATTGTCCGTAAGCAGAATGATGTAGATAATGGCGATACGGCAATTGTACTTGTAAATGGTGATGAAGCTACCGTAAAACAAATAAAAAAGACCGATACGGGGATTATGCTTGTCGGTCGGAATGTAGAAGTATATCAGCCACATTTCTATACCAATAAAGAAATAGAACAACTGCCGGTACAAATCATAGGTAAAGTTATTGAATCACGGCACACGTGGTAAATTGCAAAGGATTAATGACATGAGACATCCCATATTTAAAAAAGCGGTACGGATTATCCTTTTGATTTTATTGATTATTTGTTCACACCCCAGTAATGCAGATGAATGGACTTTCATAAAAAATACAAATGATAGGCAAATATATATTAAAAATGATGAGATTATACGGCTTAATGATGAAGTAACCGTTTGGATTGACATGAGATATCCCGATGATAGCTCCAATTTATTGAAAGTAAGATTTAAGAAGAATAAACAGCATTTTGCCGTAATGCAAATATTCTCATTTTATCCCAATGGGCATATAGAAGATTCTGGAGACATGGGACTCCTAAAAGTATTAAATAAGGATAAAATTGACCAAAAAACAAAAATTGCTGCTGGGGAAACATTTGTAACTTCAGTTAAATCTGGATTTTCACACGAAGAAGCTCTTGCAATTGCAAATACAAAATTAGAAGAAGATCGGCAACATTTATATTCTCAAAATACTATCATGGTATATACTGAAATTCCTATTCTCCCAAACTCATGGCCTGAAGAAGTATATAATTATTTATTCAATCAAGGAGTTTAATCATGTACAAAAAGGTTTTAATTGCTGTCTCCATTTTCATGATGTGTGCTACATCCTATGCCCTTGGCCATGCAACTGGTGGATCTAATATGAATTATTACTATCCTTCTTTTTCTGGCTATATTTCTTATTCTCCTACCTATGAAGAATTAGGTCGTTATATTGATGAAGGGAATGAATATGTCGATAACTGTAATGCCGATATTCAACGGATTATAGATGAACGAGAGAATGCTATAGAAGAAATCAACCGTCAAATTTCAAACTTTAATATGTCTCATTAATAACTTTATTCAGAAAGGATGCTTAAAAATGTTCAAGAAATCTATTCTCACACTTTCATTGGCCGCTGTATTATCTATTTCTATTGCCGGCATAGTAGATGCCTACATCGGGAATCTCCGCAGCCACAAATTCCATGAAGATTATTGCAGCAGTGTCTACCAGATGAAAGATCGCAACAAAGTCTATTTTGATACGCGGGATGAAGCGATCAACGCTGGATACGTTCCCTGCAAAAGATGTAATCCATAAGCCATCTCTTTACAAAGCGCTTCATTATTTCTATAATGATTTCAGAACAAAAAACGGTTTTCCGTTTTGCGGGGATGGTTTCGTTACAGATACCGTCCCTATTTTTTATCAATATAAAATCCCGCCGCCATACGGACATATGACGACGGGGACCACGGAAGAATGGGGATTCTTTCGCGGCAATTGTAACAACCCTACCACAGGCTGGTTACGCATATATTATAGCACAATCAGCCCTATTTCAGAAAAGGAGCTGATTTTTATTATGGAATATTCTTTTTCGACGCGTGAGAAAAACGGCGGTATCTGCCTTATTCTGTCATATAAGGTGAATAGCAAATGGAAGCAGAAAACCAGACAGGGATTTAAAACGCTGCGGGAAGCCAAACAATACCAAGATAAATTATTAGCTGCCGCAAAAGAAGATGCCGCCTGCGGAGCCGATCCGGAACTTGCGGATATTACCTTTAAAAGTTTCACACAGAATATATACTTGCGGGATAAAGGATCCTCTTTAGAATACAGCACAAAAAGGAACTATTTCTTTATGCTCCGCAGTATTCCTGCCCTGTGCGATAAGCCCATACGGGAAATTACCGCCGGAGATGTGATTAATGTCTATCAGGATATGGGACGATTCAGCGAAGGCACAAGAAAGAATCGTTTCGCCCAGATTCGTGCCATCTTTAACTATGCCATCAATCCGTATAAAATTATTACCGTCAATCCTGCAGACAGCGTCACACAGGTGAAAGATAAGACGCCCCGCCGGGTAAAAGCACTGACAGAAAAAGAATCATTGCAACTGCTTGACGCATTAAGTGATACATCCATTTTTTACATGATCGCTTTCATTGCTCTGAATACCGGCATGAGATATGGAGAAATAGCCGGATTGACATGGAACAGTATCAATTTCACCAGACAAACAATCACTATAGATAAACAGTATAACTGGATATCTCCCGAAAAACGGGGATTTAAAGCCGTAAAATCACGAAACGGAAACCGAACCATACATATGAATACGAAATTAGCAGCCAGATTAAATGTATGGAAACTGAATACCCCTGCAGCTATTGACGGGCGCGTTATCCCGACAACCCCAAGTACACATGCTCTCATGAATAGGCAGCTGCGTAAATTAAAACAGGGAATTTCCGTTCATACCCTGCGACACACCTTTGCTACTATGCTTTTATCGAAATCCAAAGACATTAATCTCGTTGCAGCCGTTTTGGGGGACAATGTAGCCACTGTTGCGGCCACTTATATCCACTATACTGATGATATTCGCAAAGAAGCAGACCAATATATAGAGACCATGTATAAATGATTTTTTTGCCGTTTGTTTGCCGTATACATAAAAATCCCCGCAGTTATGGGGATTTTTTGCTTATATATTTTTTATAGCATAAAAAGAAACACCCGAATCCGTGTGAAGCGGAAATAAAGTGCTTCTTCCGTTCTATATTTCATACCTTACCGAAACAAGAATCAATCCTT